AGCATCGTCAGTCGGGGCGGTGACCGTGTCGTCAAAGACGATGACGTAGCGGAACGTATCGAACGCGGCACCGGAAGCGGTCCACGTCTGGTCGGCCCCGATCGAGAAGCGCCAGACGCCAGTGCCGGCGCCGGTTTCGGTCCACGCGCAAGTGAGCGTCTTGTCGGCATAGCCGCCGGCAGCAGAGATCGCCGCCAGATCTGCCTTGAAGTCGTGATCGGCCGCGGTCGGGGCCGCGTTCGACAGGTACATCTTGAACGCGTGCGTATCAAGATCGATCGTGCCATCGCCGACGTAACCCTTGAACGAATGGAAGAAGACGAACGTTGCCATGTGTGCCTCAGAAGTAGAACCGCACGACACCGTCGGAAGAGGTCGGCGCTGGCATGTACAGACGCCACGCGCCGTTCTTCGATACAGTCTGCGGGAAAGAGAAGATCGACAGCGACTTGCTCTTCGAACGGTTGTAGATCAGCGCCGAGTCGGCCGTGATGGTCGATGCCTGCCAGACGACGTCGTCGAAATCCCAGACGAAACAGTTGCCATCCATGACCACCCGCGGCGTGGATAGCTGCTTGCCACCGGCGGTGTAACCCTGCCCTCGAACCTCGTTCGTCGAGACGTGACGCGAAGTGCCGTTGTCCATCTCTGCGTTCAGGTACAGCGCGACGAAATAGTCGTCATCGAGCGAGAACTTGCAGCAATAGACGCCCTCGGCGCCAGCGATCGTGATGCCGTCCTTCACCATCTATTGCACCTCGTAGCTGGTGACTGAACCGTCCTCGGCGCGCTGCGGGACGATTCGTTGTGGGGGAGCCGGCAACGCCTGCTGTGGCGGCTGTTGCTGGGCCTGTTGCATTTGCTGCCGCATCTGGGCGCGTATGACTTCCGGATCCGGGACGATATCGTCCGCGTCCATGTCCAAAGTCCCGGCAACCTGATGCAGCACCGAGGCTCTTCCTGCGGGACCCATGATCTGGAAATCGATCGGGTTTGCGGTCGCCGCGAGGAACGCTTGCCGTTTCTCCTGCACGCTCTCCTTGATCAGGGTCGCAACCACCCCGACCGGCACGATCTGCATGTCGCCCTTGATCGATGGATCCGGGTCGTAGCGCATGAAGTACTCGAACGCCTGCTTGATCATGCGCGCTTTTGCAGAGTCGAGATTCAGGATCGCGTGCTTGATCCCTTTCGCAGCGTTCTCCATCAGCATGGAGAGCCCGCTCGCTGTTCTACCGGCGCCGCTGACCGCGCTCGAACCGTACAGGTAGTTCGGCACGCCCGTCACTTCATCGGCCACCTTCTGGAAGTACTGGTACACGCCAAGCAGCGCCTCGGCGTTCATGTTCGGCTGGAAGAATCGAATCCCGGGCTGGCCACCGCCGGTCCGGTCGGACGTGGTCTGCCAGATCTTCCATGGGTGCATCTCGGTCAGGACCTGACCCGGAGTCAGGCGATCGGTCGTGACCTCCACCTGCGGGCCGGAAGCGATCCCCATGTTCATCGCGAGCGCTCTGGCGGCAGCGTTGCACATGATCTGCACGTCGCGCATGGATTCAGGCAGGGCCTGACCCCAGAAACTTCCGGGCACTTTCCGGAAGCTCGCGGTAGAGAAAGGCCGTCTCCCCAGCGGATCGGAATTGATCGCAGCCCGGATCGCGTACGGACCAACAAGCCAGACGTTCGCCTCGTAATCGGTGTATGGGTCGACGCCCTTCATGCCCCAGTCCCTGAGATCAGACCCGGAACACGAGCCCCAGAACTCGATCGCGTCGATCGTGGTCGCATTGAAGACGAGATTCTTGTCGTCAATGTGATCCTTCTCGCTGTCGGCCGCGTCCCATTCACGCAATCCGGTGCGACCGAGGTGATCCAGCGCGAGCTTGATCTGACTGTCGTTGTAGCCCGGGTGACCGATGAAGCTCTGCAGGTCCTTGCGTTGCATCCGGTGCCGGCGTATCAGGTACCCGTCATCGGGCCCGGTGGATTGCGGAGAAGGGAAAATGTCGTACGGCGATACGCGCTCGTAGTCGAGCACGTTCTTCATCTTGATCTGCGGCACCCAGTCCGGGCCCCACTGCATGACGCGCTTGCGGTGATGCAGCGGACCAGCCATGACGACCGTCGGATAGGTCACGAAATCGTGCACGAGATCGGTCTGCTGGTCGGCAAAGCCTGACTCGTCGAGCGAGTCCTGTATGCGGGACTCCATTCGCTTCGCGGCGCTCGCAGCGCGCTCGCTGATCTCTTCGTTCACCTCGTTGTAGAGCATCTCGGCTCTGGCCATGACCGCTTCCGGCAGGACCGGGCCGCCGATCTGCATCACCTCCATCGCGACCGTCTGGATGACTTCCGCCTTCAGTTGCTCCGGCAAGTCAGGCTCTGCAGTGGGTGCGATCGAAAAGGTCCGGTCGGCTGACATCAGGACGTCCGTGATCCAGCTCTCCGCGGCGCGACACTTGATGTCGGTGATCATCATGTAGATCAGCGTGGAGCCAGAGGGCAACGTCGCCTGCACCTCGGGGTCGTACTCACCCTTGCGCTGCCGGTCGCACCGCAACAGGCGCGTGTTGATGGTCGACTTCGCGCTCTTCGCTTCCGCCCAGCAGCCCCTGACGTAAGACGCAAGCGACAGCATCGCGAGCCCTTCGGCGCGCTTCTCGGGAGGCAACGGCAGCATTGCGTTCATACTCCGACCCATCTCCTAGCGGCGCCCACTTCGACCACACGGGCAACCACGGGATTGATCTCGCCGCGAATTTCCATCGCGCCGTACTGCAAGGCGTCATGCACGTGGCTGTAGCGGTCCTTCACCGGCCGGTCCTTGAATCGGGTCGGGCCGGTAGACCGCAGTCGCTCGTAGCGATACCCGCCGGCAAATCCTTTGCGCAGGACCTTACATGAAGGGTCGAGTAGGAACGCGGGTTCTCCACCGGCCAGCCGTTGCAGCCAGAACGCGACCGACTCCCGGCGCTTGATGAAATCGTTCGTGAGGCCCGGCTCGCACGTGAGCCCCAGCTCGAACAGCTCCTGCATGCAAGTCTTCTCGTCCGTCTGGGCGCGCGTGTTGCCGGCCGGATCGCCGACCGCGTCGATGCGGAACTTGGAGTACTTCGCGTTCCGGAACGGGAGCACGATCTCGGAATAGAACTGGCGGATCCCCATGCCCTCGGACACCAGCTCTGACAGCACGAGCAGCTGACCTTTCGGGCTCACCTGAGAAAAGGCGCACGCGGGCGTGAGACCAAAGTCGAACGACAGCATGATCGGGATCCCGCGCGTGGGAGACAGCTCGGTCGTGGACAGATGGACTTTCTCGTTCCACTCCGGGTACACCGGCTTGCCGTCCATCGTGGTGCCGTACTGCCCCAGCAGGAACACCCGGATGTAGTCCTCGCTCTTGCCTGCCAGTTGGCGCATGTAGTAGTCATGGCCGCCATTCAGGTTTTGCACATTTTCTGCCTCTGGGTTAGGCAGGTACTGCATGTACGTCTTGCTTTTCGGATCCTTGTCCTGAAACAGCCCGCCCGGCTGGCTGAAGAACCGATACCCGAGCGGCTTTTCTTCTTCTGCGAGCCGGTACCACCACGAGTCGTCATCGGGCGGGTTGGAGTCCAAGATCACGCCCGACCATGTCGCGCCGCCGTCCTTCAGGGCCGGGTACCGATCGACCCGCTGGGTGCACATGTCCAAGACCGCCTTTTCGATCTCGGAGGCCTCGTTGATCCACGCTCCGGTAGCTTCCAACGACTTCAATTTCCCGACGTCCTCCGACCGGTCCAAGGCCAGAAAGATGACCTCCAGATCCAGCCCGGAGCCGTCGCCGATATTGCCGATCCGGATCTGGCCGGTGATCGGGATGTCCCATCGGATCTCGCAGATGTGCCCCACCCAGTCCATCCACGTCTTGATGGTGGTCGTCTTCAGCTCTGGGTACGTGTTGCGAACCACGATCCAGCGCGAGTGCCGAATTCCGTCGGGGCCGGGCTTCTGCTCCAATGACCGGGCAAGGACCTCGACGCAACAGCTGGACGACTTGCCGGACCCCACGGGGCCCCGCAGGCCCCGGACGAAATCGTTCGATGCGTGAAACTGGGCGGCCACCGGCCCAGGCGGGACGTACTCAATCAGCACGCCGGTACTCCTCAATCAGGGCCTTCATGCGCACAACTTCTGCCTCCAGATCCTTGATCACTTCGGCGCGCAGCAGCGCAATCCGACGGGCCTTTCTCATCTCCAGCAACATCCGATAGCGCCTTTGCCGCGGCGTCAACTTCTTGCCGTTGGCGGTCCAATACTTGGGGTCGACAGGCCTCATGGCACTACATGTAGTGTGTGGGTCGATGCAGGAGCGCGTTTTCTGGCACTTGGGTCTACATCTTGTGGTTATGCAGGTCCTTCTGACTTCCGATACGGTGGTCTTCGTGGTCCATTGGGCGGTCCGGAGTACCACTCCCGCTCGGCTTGGTGCCTCAGCGCGATATCCAGCGTCCGATTGCCCGTCTTGCCCTCCCAGCGGCACTCGCGCCTGTTGGGACCCTCTGACCATAGATCAGGACAATTTTCGTAGCTCATTCAATCAGTTACCGTCGACTCTTAAGGTGGATTCGCAATATTATTCGGATCAAAGTGCGTTCGCGTTGGGGTATGACTGGGTCCCATGCCCCGGCATCGATCGGGCCGTGGTCCGCATGGGGGTGGCTGGCTTGCATGGTCGCTGACGCGCTTGTGTGCGCGCGGTCGCAACTGTATGAATTAACAGTGTATTCCTACCAGTGGATGCATTCACATGTGAATCTGTCCAGCAGGCTGGATTCATGACCCAGACTCATCGGCGATGCGCTTCGTCGGCGTGTCGATGATGTGTACTGGCAGCCTCTCGCGCACGATCCCGATGTTGAAGGTGACGTTGGTGCTCGTATCGACGCTCTGGCGAGGGCCGTACAGCTTCGGCAGCATGCGCTCTGCTAACCATTGCCGGGTTTGCACTCGAAGTCGTGCCGCATCGACTTTCGCACGATCATGTGAATCCTTAACATCATCCGCTATGTCACTGATTTCATCCAACAAAGCGCTCGCTCCCCATCTCCTTGCGTCAAGCAAAAGGGCGTTGAATTCGGGAATTGTGTTGCTCCATGCATACACATCCTGAATTGGGATGCATGTCTTCTTGGCTGCTCTGTCTATCGTGCCGCCTGCGCGGATTAGCTCTAGCATCGGTTCGACGCGCTCTCTGCGATAGGTGACTTTCCGGCCGCCGGCTTTCTTCGGCCTTCCCATCTGCGTCATCTGCACCGAACCGTCCGCATTGTGCTGATAGATCGGCTTGCCGAACTGCACCGGGATCACCACTGGACAATTGGGAAGGTTCACACTGATGGTGTTCAATCGCTCCTGTATCCGTGGGTTTGGCTCATAGGTTTCCTCCACCATCATCACGGGAACCCGTGGATCCACACCCGCAATTCTGGCTACCCTCTCGGCCGCCTCTCGCGCCAGATCTTCCGGCAAGGTCGGCGTCAAACGTACCCCTACCACCGCATCTACGCGCCGCTGGGCGATCGCATCGCGCTCCTTCATCGCGACCCCGATCAGGTTCAATAGGCTCTTCTCGCGCCCGATTTCGGCCGCTGTGGGCACTTCCTGCCGACCTTCATAGTCGCGATCCAGCGGCACTACGCCCGTCCCATCATCCATCTCGACCGGCGGTAAGTTCTTGCGCATCGAAAATTCGCCTTTTCAATCAATAGGTTCAGAAAGGTATTGACTTGTTACGCTGTTAGGGCGCACAATACTATTGCAGTATCGCTCTTTAACAACTTGCTCTGCTCGATGACCTGACGGCGAGATCCCGATGGGCCGGCTCCCGGTGCGTGACCGGCGGCACGAGCGCTCCCTGCTTCCCAGCAACAGCGCCCCGAACAAGTCCCCAGAAAACCCCAGCGAGAGCAGCGACAGTGACCCTGATGAAGACGGCAGGCTGGCTCCAATCCAATGAAGCCACGCTGACCAACCACTGGCGCGGGTAACGATAGCCCATCACATCCCTGATCGAAGAAAAGCGACTCAGCAGCAGCGATTGCATTCGACGATCGCTGCGGCGGATTCACTCGGAAGTGTCCCACAACAGAACTGTTGGAACAACTCTTTTGGAGGATCTATGCACTACAGCATGTTCATGGCCAAACCGGCCTCATCGTTCGAACCAAACAAAGCGATCGAACCGGACCCCGACGCGTGCCCCGACGAAGCGAAAGTCGAAGCCGCATGGGAACGGAGCTTTGAAGTCGCCGATTGCTACGGCGGCTGAACCACCACCACACGGGAGGAAATCATGGCCAGACCCATCAGTGATATCGCACGCGATGTCTACAAAGCATGGCCGAACGTGAATTTCGCCGCCAAGCCTTACTTGGAAGCGATGCTCTCGCTCGGCTCTATCGATGAGAACTATTACTTCGACAGCGGCCGGAGCGTGGTCATGTACTTCCTCTCGAACGCGCACTCGTTCCGCGGCGATGAGGCCAAGGCGCTCAAGGCCGAACTAAAGGAGATCCTGAAATGAGAGTCATCGACCTGAGCGGTCCCGACGGCAACGCGTACGCCCTGCTGGCCATGGCGGCCAGCTGGAGCCGGCAACTGGGCTGGTCTGAGAAGCAAAGCAACGACCTGCAGGCCAACATGAAGTCCGGCGACTACCACCAACTGCTGGCCGAATTCGAGCGCTCGTTCGCCACGTGCGGCGTCAGCTTCCTGAACGACCCAAGAAAGGGGGAATCATGATCCTGCACAACGCGATCGCCGAGTTCAAGAACTACCTCGACCGTGACCTGCAGCCCACGGTGGGCGAAGACCCGCGCGTGCTGATCAAGGACGCTTGGCTGGCGCTGCAGAACAGCCTGCATGACGAGAGCTACAAACAAGGCACGGTGTGCAAAGCCTGCTTGGTGCAGGGCCGCCTGCAGCACTGGCTCGAACGCAACAAGGTGTTCATCGGCAACCCGATCGACGCCAGCTGAAAGCCCTTTAACCAACCAACCTCAGGGGGAGCTGAGATGAAAGTCCTGATCATCATTCAGAAAGTCAATGTAGTCCGCCCGATCGCGGAGTCCCTTGTCGGCAAACACCACAGCTTCCGGCATCGCGCGTGCACCGGCATCGCCATCATGGTGACTGGTGTCTTCATCGCGAAATTCTTCGGTCACTCGGACTACATCGCAGCAGCGATCGCTGGCGACGTCATCGGTTACGCGCTGCACGGTGTCGGCCTCGTGCCGTTCGTCGAGGCCCTGCTTGCCAAGTGGGCGGAGGAAGCATGAAAGCTGTCTATGTGGACCCGTTTGAAAAGACGGTCACCGCGGTCGACGTCGCCAACGTCGAAGACTACAAAGCATGGCGCACCAAGTACTTGAAGTGCGACCTGTTCGAGCTGGCGCACGTGCTCCGCGATCACCTTGTGTTTGTCGACGAAGAGGGCCTGCTGAAGGACTGGGACACCCAAGCATTCTGGGCGCTCCCGGGCCTGCGGCCGGTCGCTGGGTACGCGCTGATCTTCGGCGACCCCGGCAATGGGGCCGAAAGCGACGCCGATCCTCAATTGGCTAAAGCGCTCGCCAAGGTCATTACATGGGTCGACCCGAAGTCGGTGGTCGTGCCGGCACCCACTTTCTCGACGCTCGACAAGGATGGGAACGTGAAGGAAACGACCTTGCTCGGTCCGTCCGAGTTCTGGACGTACGACAACCAGCCGTGAACAGCCACAGCCGCGTGACAGGCGGCTGTAACGGTTCACCAAGAGGGAGGAACCATGAAACGCACATTGCTTGCAATCGCCCTGCTGGCTCCACTCATTGCGTTCGCGCAACCGCGGGCGATAGCCATGCTCGGCGCACACCACGCCGATGAGTACACGAATTGCCGCGGCACGGTCGCCGAACTTAACTCGGCCACGCCGGGGCTCGGCATCGGGTACGACATCAACCGGTCGTCCATGGTTGCTGCCGGCATCTGGCGCACGTCGCAGGACAACTGGGCCCCGTTCGCGTTCGCTGACTGGCGCCCGCTCAGGTCCGGCAACGTGTCTGCCGGCCTGTTCGCCGGAGTAAGCGGCGGTTACTGCATGTACGAGAACCGCTTGGGGCCGTTCGCCGGCCTCACGGCGCGCGTCGATATCGAACGCGCCGCGCTGCACCTGCTGTACGTGCCGAGCTTTGGCAGCGAGAAGAACACCGCCGCGGTCGGGCTCGCCGTTTCACACCAGTTCTAAGGGGAGAACCATGAACATTTCAAGCCTGATCCTGCTGCAATCTGTAGCGGGCGCGTTTTTCGCGATCAGCGGCTATCACAAGCTCGCCAACAAGGAGCGTCATGCCGCGCTGGTATCGACACTGGAGTCCGATCACGTGCCGCTGGTGCGCATGAATCAATGGTTCGTGCCGGCAGTCGAAATGAGCGCCGGCATCGCGCTCACCATGGCGTACGGCCCAGCCGCGATCGTCGCGCCCCTTGCGGCGGCGCTCCTGCTCGCGATCTGCGTCGTGGCCACGTGCGTGGACGGATTCAAGCGCATCGCCGAGTACCAGCCGATCGACAAGGCCGACTGGCTCGACGATCTGCTGTACCTGCCCGAAGTTCTACTGGCCGTGATACTGGTCGTGATCGTGGCCGAACACATCTAACCGGAGGCCCAATGGCAAGCAAACAGAACGCAATGATCAAGATGTACCAGCAACAGGCGGCAGAGGCGGCAGTGCGCAACTACCGGCTGCAACAAAAGCTCGCGATCGCCGTTACGGCACTCGGCAAGATAGAGCTGGGGCTCGATGGCACGGACAGCAAGATCGCCCGCGCCGCTATCGACGAGATAGCAGCGGCGCCATGACGAGGTGATCAACCACAGCCCATC